CCAAGCATGCGCCAGCAACCACGTGGCGGAAGATCATCGAGTCATGCCCAGGATCTGTCTTCGGCTTCGACGCCACCCCTTGGTGCGACGATCCGCAGCGAAACCAAGAACTCCGCAAGCTGTTTCGCGATGCCCATTTCGAGATCAAGCGCGAGGACCTCGCCGGCGTTCTGGCCCACGCAACAGTCTACCTGTCCTCGGCCAGCGACTTCATGATCCAGCGGAAGATCGATGACCACATCGAGAGGCTGTTCAAGGATCGCAAACGCTACATGCGGATCCGTGAGCCGGAACTCCGAGCCATGTGCGCTTGGGAAGCCATCACCGACATCGGCATCTGCCAGAACCAGCAGAGGAACAACGCCGCGATCATGTTCGCCACCTGCGGCAACTGCCACTCACCCACCCTCGTCCTCGTCCCCAGGGTGACCCTCGGCGAGACCTACGCCATCCGGATCAAGGGCTCCATCCTCGTCCATTCCAAGATGCCGAAGAAGGCGCGCCGCGAGGCCATGGAGGAGTTCAAGGCCGGCAACATCAAGACCATGATCGCCACCTCGCTGGCCGACGAGGGATTGGACCTGCCCAACGTCGAGACCCTTGTGATGGTGTCCGGAGGCAGGAGCGCGCAGAAAACCATCCAGCGGGCCAGCAGGGCGCTGCGGCGGGCACCGGGCAAGACCGAGGCTTACATCCACGACTTCAAGGACATGTTCCACCCGCTCGCGCAGGCGCATGCGAAGAAGCGGATCAAGTGCTACCAGCAACTCGGATGCTCCATCGCATGACCACCGCCTGCACCATCATCGCCATGGCGCTCATGCTCCCAGTCTGCACCCTGATAGGTGTCTGGGTAGGCCACACTCTCACCATCAAGTCCCAGAAAACCACAACCAATGAGCAATCGAATCGTAATCGCATGTGACCCCGGCGTGAACGGCGGGTTCGCGGTCCAGACAAGGGACGGCATCCTCCTGTTCCCAATGCCCGAGTCGCTCCCCGACATGGCGCAACTCCTCACCGGCTTCAAGCTGGCAGACTCCCACCTGTGGGTCGAGAAGGTGCCCAAGTTTGTGTCAAAGCTGACCCCGGCATCCGCAGTCGCCACGCTCCACGAGAACTACGGCATCATCCAAGGATTGGCCTACGCCACAGGCTACGCGCTGCACCGTGTCGAGCCCAAGGTCTGGCAGGAACCACTCGGACTCGGAGGTCGCAAAGCATGCGCCACCGGTCCCGAATGGAAGCGTAAGCTGAAGGCCAAGGCCCAGGAACTGTACCCGCACCTCGATGTCACACTTGGGAACGCGGACGCCCTTCTCATCCTCCACTACGCAATCGGAGGTGGCCGGTGAACCCCCGCAAGATCATCGGAACCGAGAACCCCAAGCCCATGACCAAGCGAGAGGTGGCCGAGGCGTTCAAGGCTGCTCGGAAATACAAGCTGAAGGGGGCGACGGCATGGAGGAGAAGAAAATGAACCGTTTCATCGCCGGCTTCGCCTGCGGCTGCCTCGTCGGATCGCTTGTCTCGACCGCGATCGAGATGGCCGAATACCGCGCGCGGGTCCGGCAGCTCGTCCAGGAGCGGATGGAAGTCGAGGCGGTCATGACCGGCCACGCTGAATGGCTCGAAGGCAAGGACGGCAAGCCGATGTTCTCATGGAGGGAGAAATGCAGATGAAAACGACCCTAGCGTTTCTGGTCGGAGTTCTGGTCGGTGCCTATGCAGCCGGCCAAGTATGGCAGGAGGAAGCAATCAAACGTGGTTTTGCAGTAGTAGACAACAATCAATTCAAATGGAAAAAGTGCAAATGAGCATCAAGATCTCAGAATTCATTAACGACCCGTGGCAAGCCATTGCGATTGATGCGATGCGCCGTGGTTTGGAAATCACCGCCAAGACCGGGAAGAGACTAGATAGCAATGGGACAATGATTATCGGGCTTTGCGACGTGATCCTAGAGATGCAACAACGCATTGAGAAGATGGAGGGAAACAGGCTCCCGTGTGGGGTCGTGGAGGAGGCGAAATGAACGAAGAACTAATGACCAAACTATTGGAATACATTGACGCGGCAATCGACGTGCAATTTGCAAAAAGAGATTACCTTGACGGAGGATTGTCTGAATCGCGTGTAAAATATCGTGTAAGAGACGAGCTGTTTGAGCTGCTTGATAAGGAGGAGGCGAAATGAATCCAGAACAACAACGCATTGCTATCGCGGAAGCGTGTGGAAAGTGGCATTCCGGCTGGCCCCATGAATACATGAACCAAGCCGACCGGCTTAGACACATTCCCGACTACCTCAACGACCTCAACGCCATGCATGAGGCGGAGAAGCTTTTGGTAAGATTGCAGTGGGTTTCTTACTTAAGAAGACTTCAAACGCTTTGCGACGAATCAGTCACTTGGCCTATTCATGCCACCGCCGCCCAACGCGCCGAGGCTTTCCTTCGCACGATTGGCAAATGGGAGGAATCGAAATGACAACCATCACCAAAATCAATTACAAATGCCCGTTCTGCCGCGTGGGATTTATGCTTACCACGCCGGAACCTGTTCCTCCTAGTACCGCATCAACCATCAATATGACCATCACGTTCAATCAACTACCAGGCTACAGACACAGATGCAGTAGTTGCGACAAGTCGATGCAACTCGACACGCCGTATCCAATCACAACAGAAACATCAATCTCACAGTTATGAACCAACAAATCAACGACGGAGGACCGGCGTTTCCGGGGCTGCACCCGTCAAAAGACTGCCGCTATCAAGATGCAGGAATGACCCTGCGCGACTACTTCGCGGCGGCGGCGTTGCCTCAAGTCGATCAGAGAAGCCATGGAACTCCAGATGACATAGCACTGGAATGCTATCAACTAGCCGACGCAATGCTCAAAGCGAGGGAGGCGAAATGAGCAACCATCTTGGTGACGCCAACAAAATGGTCAGCGATACGCCGAGGACGGATGAGAATACGTTTCGGGCTTACACATCGCCGGACAATTCATCCAGGAGCTGTGTTTCTGCATCGTTCGCTCGCCAACTCGAACGCGAACTGAACGCAGCCAATGAGCGCATCAAGCGATTGATAGAAGCTGGAGACAGGATGGATTTGTACGCCGCCCCACATGATTCAGATAGATGGAACGAAGCCAAGGAGGCGTTGAAACCATGAAAATCAAAACCCTCGAACAACTCTACCAAGCCGCTCTGGGTAGGCGTTCTGTTACCTGCGGCATGATTCACCGCAAGCCGACACCTGCTGCTTGGGTGATTTGCTATCAAGGAAATTTGCTGCGTCAACTTTTCCGAACCGGCATCTACCTCTACAAGCCAGCCAATCGGAAACGCAAAGCCAAGGAGGACAAGCTGTGAACGAATACATGAATCCAATCAAATCAGTCAGCGCCAATTTCAACAACGAGCCATTGCTCACAATCCATTGCGATGGACGTGTGACGACAAGCGATAGGCTCAAGCCAGAAGAGACTGCCGCGCTTGTGCTGGATCAGATCAAGACCCAGTGGCTGAAGGATGCACAGGCCACGAAGATCCGCGAGCTACAAGACCGCATCAAGCGGCTGAAGGATGCACAGGCCACGAAGATCCGCGAGCTACAAGACCGCATCAAGCGGCTGGAGGAGGCGCTTGAGTGCATTAGAGAATACTGGAACCGCGACAACAACCAGCGAGCAATGGTAGAAGCTTGCTGGTACGCAATCGACAAATCGTCAGAAGCACTCGAAGCCAAGGAGGCCAAGCCGTGAGCGAGAAACACACGATGCCGTCGCAAGTCTGCAAGCTGGAGCAAGAGGTGCAATTCATCTACCGCAGCAAGAAGGGATGCATCAAAGTGGCCAACCTGATGGAGGCCAAGGACTACGACAAAAACCCCGAATGGGAACACCTAGCAACGCTCGATGCGCACCGCTGGATTGAGTGCATGCTGAACAACACGCAGAAAGAGCGGAACAAACAGATCAAGGAGATCCTCAAATGATCACCAAACTCCACGAACTGCCAACGGACCACAAACTCCGCAACACCGCCATCAAGGACCTGGATGTCCGCATCATCTGCCGGCACACACGCTCCACCCGAGATCCTCGCACCTGGAAGATCAAGGACGATACCTTCAATCGCCTCTCCGAAACTTGGCAGACCAACTTCGACTTCGTAATCATGAACAAATGAAGCCAACACCACGCACCGACCAGTACGTCGATAAGTGGATCAAAGATCGAATCGCACTCTGGCCAGACTTCGCAAGACAACTCGAAACAGAACTCAATGAACTCAAAACAACGATGGGTTCGCATCAGCAACAAAACCAAGCAGGCCATCCTCAAGGCAAACCACTCCTACTCATGCACGGAACTCGCCAAGATCCACAACATCGCCCCATCCAGCGTCTGGAAGATCC